GTACGAAAACCCATAGCTTGCTTGGGCGCACCTGCCATCTCTTCCATCTTGGCTTCGTACATTTGGATTTGAGTATCAGCCTGTAGACACGTAACGTCGGGGGACATAAATGTGACATCTCCCTCGTCTCCTACGTAGATTTCAGCGTTAGGTCCGTAAGAGAAGGGCTCGACAAAACCCTTGATCTTCATCACAGGGTGAACGATGAGGTCAAAGGCGTCACTTTTTGCGTTCTCCAAGTGGTCGATTCGATACTGCATGCCGATGAGGTTGTCGAGGGGTCCCATAGCGTAAAGGTTATCTTGACGGGGACGCCATCCAACATGGCGAATCGGACTTGATCCGAGCCAGTTATCGTCGGTGTGATCGCGGATAACAAACCTTCGATCGACGATTGTGATGAGATGATTCCGCTTAAGTTCACCTGTATGGACATCGTAGATGTCTCCGTAGAAGTCTAAGACTTCGATGTAAGAGGACGCGAAGTAATTCCACCAACTGTTAAATCCGTCCATTGAGAAGGCGTCGTTCTTGGAAAAATCCCCCTCGGCGTAAGATGAAAGACCTTTCCGAGCTTCTTTAACCTTGTTAATACCGTCTTCAAGGTACTTCATTTCTGGCTTCGTCTCGACCTCAGACAAAAAGGACCCAATGTTACGAACTGTCCGGATGATCTTCGGAGCAGAATCGAAGTTAGCTGCGGTTGGATCGAAGACAATGTCAAGAGGTGAAATACGCTCAAGCTTGGGGCCTACGTAAATCGCGACTTCTTCACCTGTTTCCGGGTCTTTCTTGTAGTCGGCTACGAAGGACGGCATAGCAAAGGCGTTACCGTAGTCAATGAAGTCGTAAACAAGCCTTGATACTTCAGTACGGAACTTAGTTTGTCGCATCTTGTTCTGCATGTACTGTTCGATAATCAGACGCTTCTGCTTGGACTCACTGTTACTGTCGTCTCCTTCCCATTGAACGGGATAATCGTTGGGAAAAAGAGCAGCCATGTAGTTTGCGTGAAGATTGTCCCTAATCTGACAAATCTTCGGGATATGGACACTGTTCTTCCAAGGAAGTGACGAGTTGGTAGTGTTCCTTGTGTCGGTAGCGTAGATGTACTCACGAATTTCCTTGACTCGTTCAAGCCAAGTTTCACGGTAACCCACCCACTCGGTGTGTTTGTTGACAATCTGCTCCGCAAGGTTATCCGGCGGACCAATTACGTCGTTGATCTCTAAACTATTCGGCACTAAATGCGTCCTCCTAAACCACCAAACCGGGGATGGGCTGAAATATTTACAACACTAGAACCTTTATCTTTACCAAGAATCCCAGACGGTGGCACTGCAATGCTGATTGCGCTCGCTAGAGCGTCTTTAACGTCGTCATGAGCAGGACGTTTCTGGATAAGCTCATCTTCCAGAGTTTGACAAAAACCCCCCTTGTAATGCCAGACGGCCATGTTGTCGTAGCGGGGCTCTAAAACTGCCGCCATTCTCTCTTCCTTACTTCCTTGATGCCTTGTTGGCTTTAGTTCGACAATGGAAATGTAGAGACCGTTCGGACGAAAATAATTATCTTTAAGATCAGTAACGATTGTTTTCTGGAAGCTAGTAACTTCTGCCCCTAATTTTCTGAATCCCCATTTGATGTGAAGATCGAGAATATGCTTGTAGTAGTCACTGATTTTCTCCGTCTTGAACCTATCGATGTCGAGTACGTATACCGTATTCTCACGGTCAACGCCCACTACTACAATAGCTGTGTAATCAGAACGAAGTCCCGTCGAACTTGCAAAGTCTACACTGGCAAAAAGATTGAGCTTCTTTCCGTTCATGAACCAAGTTCCAGAATCATTCCTAAGATGCTTATTAGAATAATATTGAAACTTGGAACGGTCAATAGCCATTTCACCGGGATCGTTAGGATCATTATAATACTGAGCGTAGAACTGGGTTCGGTCGATATACTTGCTTCTTTTCTTGGCAAGAATATTAGCGTCGAATCCGAACCACTTTCCGTCACTACGCTGTTGTCGCGGCCACAGAAATTGTCCTGTACCGTCACCGGAGTCTTCGACCTTACGCTCAAAGATTTCGTACACCGGAGATTTCTGGATCACCTCCCCTCTATCGTCGTATTCTTCGGCTTCCATTTCTTGCATGGAGGCATAAAGGTCTTTCGGATGATAACGTGTGCCTACAACCCATTCTTCAGCGTCACCTCCTTCAATTGACGAAAGTAGTGAATATTGTGAGAAGACTTTCTGACGTCCGTCCTCTGTGTAAGCGTTTTCAAAGACTACCGTATCGTCTAGGACTGCAATGTCGCAGTGCATACCCGTAATCGACGTAGTCAGTCCAGCGGTGAAAACAGAAGGGTCTCGAATACCTTCAGCTTTTCTTTTTGGGTGGTCGAGAGCGATTTCACCAGCCGCCCACTTCTCTCGCTTACCCTCTTCCGGATGAATATGTTCCGGCCAATAACGACGATGAATGGGGCTCGCGAAAATGTCTTTAATGGCCTTTAACTGCTTTTCAGCTAAATTCGCCGTTGACGAAATATAAAGAACACGGAGAGTCGGGTCTTTAGTTAGCCTCCAAGCCACTTTATAAGCTACAAGAGCAGATTTTCCATGATCTCGTGGTAGTAGCGTCAATTGATGATTGCTTGTGGCACTGGACGTTGTCCAAGAACACCATTCTTGATGGACGGAACCTAAGATACGGTAAGGAGCTACTAGACGGATAAATGTTTCCAAGCTTCCCTCGGCAGCCGCCCTAATCTTATCTATGCTCACGCACGTCCTGCTTTCTTATTACGCTTAAATGAGCGATTTTTTGCCTTAGACTGAACTGCAAGGTTAGAAGACGAGTTGTTGTGAGGATTATTGTCCTTATGCGCTACGTCCTTACCGTCGCCTTTACGAACCTTGCCTGAAGCAATCATTTTTCGACGTGCTGCGTTTCTCTTAGCTCTTTTCTTTTTCTGTTCTGGTTTAGCGTTGTATTTAGCTTGAGCCTTCTGCCTGGCCACTGTATTTTTCTGACTATTCGGTCCTGTCGCCATTGGAGTCCTCCTGCTTCTTTTGTGCCTGCAAATCTCGAAGCTGGTAGGCTAAGACTTGTTGTTGAGCAGCTAATAGTTGTTGTTGAAGTTGAACTATAGTAATTGATGCGTCAATGTCCATTATGCCACCGTTGCTAATTTGATTGGTTGACCGTCTGAGCCGTAAACAGTAATGTAACCGTTTGTAGTCACTGAAGCGGCTGTTCGGGTTACTCCTAGTTGAAGATTAGTTCCCGACGTAATTGTAATGCCGTTGGCCATCAGTGATCCTGATTTTGTCGTGCTGCCGTTAATGTCTGCCGGAGAGTTCGCATGAACGCCCCCCAGAATGTCAACGTAGAAAAACTCTACGTTATTAGCTGCGTTAAGACACTGAATGTATCGACCACTAAGAAGAGGGTTAACGTCTGTTGCTCTGGCAATAGAAATTGCTTGAGTACCGTCTACAATTTGTGCGCCTTCCAAAAGAGAATTCTTTGACCAATTAATGTTGTTAAAGTGAATTCCGTACTTAATTGGTTCGACAAGACCTGTGATGGGATTTCCGTACGCTGTGTCCAGAGATACGGGTTTTGAAGCATTCAAATAAAGGCCGGTGTCAGCCGATCTGGCGGAAAAAGCGACGGTCCAAGGGGCTTTGCCTGCCCTTTGTAAGTCGATTCCGTACATGATACAATGAGGAGAATCGCCATGACCTGTACCGAAAATAAACCGGCTGGGTAATCCGCCTGCGTCTGTTAGAGCGATAAGATCGCCTTCGATAATATTTGTGGGCGCCCCTGTAATGTTAGCTACATAGTTAATTCCACCGTAAGCCATTGCCACACTATTGGGACCACCTGTGGAGTAGAGAAGACTTAGGGCGGCGTACCACGCCTTTTTGTAAACTGTAAACGTTACACCAGTTTGTGAAGGACCTGTCCAATTTGTAAGTCCAGCGGGCCCAGCGCCAGCGTCAATACCAAAAGTTACTGACTGAGGGTTTGTAGACCATACCTGATTAAAAGGATAGCTTGGCCAACCACTAAGAGAACTTACCAACCTGTCTCCTATACGAATTTGATCAAATGTACCGCCACTGGTAACTACTACATTGGTGATGGTTGGAGACCCGTTCGTAACGTCCCCTGTAATTGTGATTCCGTAACCAAAGTCTTCTGTCAACTCAACAGATTCACCAATAAGGCAACCACCGTTAAGAGTCTTAGCCTGAGACATATCAATCTGACGATAAGAACCCAGAGTCTGGTTATAGGGGTTATTGATTTGTGACAGAAATAAGGGGCCGGCAACTACGTCACCTGAATTTACGACAGGTAAGCCAAATCCCGGCCCTGAAAAAATGGTTCCGTAGTCTACTTCCCAATTTACGTATTTGTTTTTAAAGTTATGAATCAAGGACCCTAACGTCGCCTGTTGGTAAGGATCAGGATTAGCTGACAGATAATAACTGACTGTCGGCTTATTGACGTAAATTGTTCCGCCGGGGGCAACAGCGTTGAATGCTGCTACAAACGCTCCGTAGTCGTCGTGTCCCGGCCCGAGCCCTGTAGCACCGTAGTCGTACACGTTGACTGTGTCTGCAAGTTTCGCCGCAACTGTACGTGTTTTATAAGTTATGGGCTGAGAACCGTTAAGGATTGTCGACACGACTCGCTGTGACGGTGCAAGAAGTGTAGAAGTCCCAAAGCTGTCTGCAATGCCGCCTGTAGTGCCTAGAAGAGAAACGTTGATCTTGGTGTCAACCGAGTCGTCTACGTACCCTTTGGTTACAACGTCAGCCCTTGATACCGGACTTGCGGTATTCTGAATGGAAAAGTTGTTCATGTTCAAGTTAGACAGCATCTGATTGGCGTCAGAACCGTCTCTCAGCAGCACTCTGTCAAAAAGGGTACTCAGGACCTGAAAATTGGAATTAAGCCCTGAGATGGCGCTAAAAGCGCTTAGAATGGCTTTTGGGGTAAAGCGAGCCATTTAACCTGAAATCCTCTTCATGTCTTCCTCTACGGCCTTGGTGTCTGCTACCTCTCGCTTAAGGGCTCCGTCCACTGCTTCTCGGGTAGGCCGACCAACACCCTTTTCAGCAGGCTTCTTTTTGTATTCGAGGTTGGCAAGATATTTAGCCGCTGTCAGTTTAGTCGCTCCTTCCCCCGTCTCTGCTATTTCCCGCATCTTGGCCATAGCTTCGGACTTAAGGTTAGCGTCAAGTTCCCTGTCCCACAATTGACGGTAAGGAGTGAACCACGAACACTTATTGAGTATCTCCCAATGCTTGTAGGAACCGAGAAGTTCCATTGCTGTGGTGTACCCTGTAGGGTCTCTGGACTCTACGTAATGTCGAGCCATAGATATGTACCCCTCACGTTCGTCGTCCAATGTGAATGGAGGTGTGATGATACGAAATTGTTGAGCGTACTCCCTCCACTTCTCGTAAAATAGTTGGATGGTGTAAAACTTACCGTCATGAGTTCGATATTTAGCAGACACAGAAAAACCTTTCCCTTGCTTCTTTAAACATATTATACCATAAATTTTACTCTTTGTCAAACATTTTTCTTGACACTGTGTTAAGAATATGGTATAATACTGTTATAAAGCGACAAGGTTTTCTTTTTTTGTTTTGTTTCCGGAATTGACCGGGTACCCTCAATACAAACACGGTCTTTGCTTTAGACCGTGGGGGGTAGGGGGGATTTCTTTTCTTTTGTTTCTTTTAGAAAAACTTAGTTAACTATAAACAGTAGTTAATAAATAGTTGTTTATTAAGATTGAGGGCCGGAAAATCCTTGATCTTGTGTCATAAATCTTCAGGCCCCGGTTCATTCCGCTGGGCCTTTTTTCATGCCTGTTGAAAACAAGTAATTTTGGTGAGAATTTTTTTAGGTGTGTTATTTGCAAGAGAACAACGCCCCCAACCCCCTGCCCCACCCTCTTGATAATGTGTCTCAAGATCAATGTCGTTGTTAATAATGATTCTCAGAGTCTGTTGCAACAGGGGAAAAGGCGTCTTTTTAACCTATTTGGTACGGTTCTCACCCGACATGTTAAACACACGCTAACACTATCTATTCATTCAACAATATCCATTTGGCATAACTCTTGCTAACTTCATTAGTAACAAGATATGGTAGGTGTATTGTTTGACTAACACACTATATAGCGCCTAACTATTTTTCTGCCCGGCTCACTTTTCTGTTGCAACCTTCCTCGACTTCAATCATTCTACAGCTATCGGATCAGCAACGATCTGACAGGGCAAATAGCCCGGCTGACTAGAGGGTCTAGCTTGTTCGCTCATTCGGGTGACTGGCAACAGCCTTCGCGCTTGGCGGCAGTCAGTAGCGACGGGGTAACGGGATGTGCTTCCGTTGCCAGCCCATCGTGCGATGATGGGTGATCCGGATTGCAAGTAGCAGCTACGCCAACAGTAGCTAGGCGCTTGTTAGGGGACAGCGCTCGTCAGCTAGTAGGCGAGCGTCCCCAACCTAACAGACACCGGGACTAGGTAGGAAAGCGGACTGTTAGGGTTAAGCAAACAATCTATCATTTGTTGTGTGTGGCCAATGCGTTGTCAGTTAAATAGCTGTTCTAGGACGTACGCCACACATTAACATTGATGCAATGACTGGTGGGCGGTAAGGGCACCGTAATCTCGCGCCTAAAAGATTGACCCTGCGGGGGGTTCCACCAGTCTTTCCATCAATGTCGATGGACCTTGAACAAGGATACACGTCATGTCTCTCAAGCTCATCAACAGCAACTGCAAGAAGATCGCCGTCACCGGCCAGCGTTTCAACGCCCTCGTCCAAGACACCCTCCTCCTCATCTACGCCCACGCCGAACAGCACGGCGACTGCACCGCCATCGTCACCCTGTACGAGTCCATGCCCGCGTCCACCCGCCGGCAGATCATGCTTCAGCACGTCCAGACCTTCACCCCCATTCGTCTCAACACGTCCACGATGAAGGCGGGTATGCTCAAGCCCGAACAGAAGGGCTACGTCCCATTCAACGTCGCAGGTGCCACGGACAAGTCGTGGTTCCAGACGGCCGACGAAACCCCCGAAGCTGCGCCCCTCACCTACGACAAGCTGATGAAGATCGTGGCCGGCGTTATCTCCAAGGCGGAGAAGGCTCGCGAGGCTGGCAACATCGCCAACGACGACGAAGGGCAGAAGATTGCCGACTTCGTGTCCAAGCTGAAGGCCGTTGCGTGATGCCATATGACAGTCATGTCCTAGCATACCGTAGGTGGTGGTTGAATTATTCGCATCGCCGTTACAACAGTTAACACAATAACTCTAAGCGCGTGTGGTGCCGGGTCTTTAATGATCTATCATCACGCGTGTTTTTGTGTTCACCACGTCTCGCAATAACTTTTACACCATTAGTCAGAGTAGTGGTGTAACTGATGTTGTAGCATACTCATTTGTTACTCATCGGAGAATTAAGTCATGACCAGCAATCTGTCCATCATCCGTCGTGAAGCTTCGTTCGGCGCCGCCCTCGTGGCTGCCGGTGTCGCTGGCCGTCCTGCCCTTATCCGTGAGTCCGCCGTCGCTGTTCTGGCGCGCGACCCGTCCGACAAGAACGACGAGAAGCCTTCCGTCTGGCGCCGTGTCAACATCACGGTTCCGGGTGCGTTCGGTGGCAAGGCCAATCAGGTCGATCAGGCGTGGCAGCAGCACGCCAAGGCAGCGTGACTCCTAACGATCGGTCTAAGATCGAAGCTAGGATTTTAATCAACGAACGACAAGCCGCAATCTGTAACGGTATCGTTTACGGTTTACGCAACCGTTTATGGCGTTACGAGATGGCCATGGGCTTGCTCGAAGACGTCGGTCACCAGATAAGGAAGTCGCTATGATCCGCAGCAACACAATCACCGTCCGCAAGAACCACGCCCTTCGTGCGTCTCTCCACAAGCAGGGTCTCATCAACCCGTATCGTGGTCTTCCCGCCGCCGACCTCGACGCCCGTGGCTACCATTACGCCGCGTCTGCGGTCCGTTCCAATGCCGTGGACTAACGGCTGGCAAGGGGAATGGGCACCGGGTGACCTTGTCTGTTACGAGAAAGGCGGGACGAAGTTTTTTATTTCCCACTTATTGCACCAATGGGGTAAGGAAGTTCTGGGTCCTTACGTGACTCTGAACGCTTCTTTCGACAAAGACGAGAGTGGCTTTCTTTTTTGGGGTCAGTTAATCCTCGTCGAGCCCGGACCTAACCGTGTAAAGCCCATTCCTCTCAACCACATTGGGCTACAGGACTGACAATCTATGTTCAACACAGGAAAGCGTGCCTATGTCGAGACGCGACCGATCTATCATCATCGTGCTGTCGATTATGTGCCTGTGGACGACGATCCTGACTGCCGCATTTGTGGGAATCAGTACCCGCAACGCCGTCAGGCACTCGGTTACGATGAGTGCGTCAAGTGCAGTAGGGTAAGCCCTCCCGTGGCGAACCTTCCTCTTCATAAGCAAAGTTACGGATACACAACTGATCCAGCCCTCTTGCGTGAGAATTGCTATGGAAGCCATAAGTAATCATAAGCATCTCGAACTCATCCGTCAGTACCACAAGCTGACACCCATCGAACGATCCACCTTCCGGGGCCACAAGCTTCGGAGGGTTTTTCTTTATTCCCGATAAGTAAGTCGGAGGCAAAAACGGGAGAAATCCAGTGTTTATCAAAGACATTCCTTACGAAGACAAGTCCACTCCGACGCAATTGTCGGGAGCAATCAAGTGGTTGCAAGACAATCACACGAAGCTACTGAGCGATGACTACACCGCACTCGGTCCCAACGCTCAGGCTGCTTTGTTCAACGGCAAGTCCAAGTACGTCGGCAGCGGTCCTTGTCATGGCTTCATGTCTGGCTTCAACGGCACCACAGGTAACATCCCGGACAAGGCTCTCGGCTCTACTCTTCTCGCCGCGTCTATCCAGCCGCCGAACAGGTGCAACGTCCGGGTTTACACAGGTCAGCTTTCTGACTGCAAGATCGGCTACGATCAGGAAGCGACGGACGCTTGGGAACATTTCTGGTTCACGGAAAGCGAACTATCTCGGTTCGTCGTGTCTCATCAGACACGGATCGGTGTCGTACTTGGGACCAACACCCCGAACAATCTTCTTTTGATGCTGTGTATCCTTACCCGTCACGTCCGCGAGAAGCACGCGATGGTGCGTGGCTGGCACTGGCTGGTGACCAAGTACGGCGTCAACCCTTACGTTGCGTACCTACTGGCCTTCAACGGAGGTTTGTGGCCTGAACCCGTCGCCAAGGCTGGCCCCATCGAAAGTCAGATGGGTCGTTCCGTTTACATGGCCGGTGGTGGGCATTACATCTTCGACGGTAACGAGACTATCTCCCACGCCAAGAACTTCGTCAGGCAGTTCGCACCCAGCGTCAACCCGGCGTACAACTCGGGTCGTGGCACGTACAGCGGCATCTCCAAGACCTTCGGTGAGTCTTGCTACGGCGTCCGTAAGCGTTGGTTCGTGGACGTCAAGGAACTTATCGACAGTCTCCGTGCTGGTAACGTCGTGTCGAAGCCCGAACTGAAGATGCCGTTCGGTAACTACCACGTCAAGCCCGACACGTCTGGCCGGCCCACTCTCTCTTCGGCGGACATTATCAAGTATCTACCGGACATTCAGAGTTTGTTCGGTGTTTGAAGTAGGCGACATCGTCCATTTCAACAGTCACTCTACTGACTGGTGTGCGCCTATGGAAGATGATTGGTTAGTAATTGCTGTAGAAGAAGGTAGACGTCAATCCCTTGAAATAACCAACATTCAGACTGGAAAAAGGGATAATTGGTTTTCTGAGTATTTCTCTCTTCGACGTTCTGCAACACCAACAATCAAATTACCAGAGATAGGTCTGGACGACTAGGGACTAAACATGACCAACCATACAATAGTAGGCGACAAGATCGTCAAGGCAAAGACGGGTGATCTATCATCAATCGACGTGGAGTATCCGCAGCTTTCGCTTGACGTTTACATCGTCGGTGACTGTTTCCGGTCCGGTGCCATCACCATGTTCGCCAAGGCGGGCTGTCGTGGTGCCATCTCGATCGAAGCTGCTGACCTTGTTGTGTTCCTCGGCGGTGCAGACATCGATCCGTCTCTGTACGACGAGAAGCCGTGCCGGGGAACACATTTCAGCGAGTCGGCAGACAGTCGGGACATCGACGCGTACATGAAGGCTTTTCGTCTCGG